TTACCAACTGCATCAAGTGGAACTGCTAGTACTTCTGGCGCTGCCTCTTGTACACCTTACTATGATTTTGGTCCTTTTGGACAAACATATGGATATGGTTATGGTACATTTAACTGGGGTGGATTTAGTTCAACAGTTACTCAAAATCAATTAAATGGAGCAATCAATAATTCAACTGGAACTATTACAGTAGATTCAACTACAGGATTTCCTGCGTCAGGAACTATCCTAATAGATTCAGAATTAATTACTTATGCTAGTTTAAGTGGAACACAATTCTTAACTTGCGGTAGAGGAGCCGAAGGCACAGCTGCAGCATCTCACGCTGATAATGCAATAGTTTATGATGCAGCTACTTATGTTGGTTGGGGCGAAGCATCTTCAGTTCAAACATCGATTAGGTTAGATCCAGCAAATTGGTCATTAGATAACTTTGGACAAATATTAGTAGCAACAATGCACAACGGCCCTACATTTACTTGGGATCCAGATTCAGGATTAACTACAAGAGCAGTAATCAATGCTTCAATGCCTCAAAAATCTGTTATGACTATAGTATCAGACAGAGATCGTCATCTTGTTCATCTAGGTACTACAACGACTGTTGGTGGAGCAGTTCAAGATAAAATGTTAATTAGATTTTCAGATCAAGAAGATTTTAACACTTATGCTCCAACATCAACAAACACAGCAGGTACATTCAGATTAGACGCTGGTACTAAAATAGTAGGAGCTGTTAGAGCAAAAGATTATATTCTTATTCTTACAGATGATGCTGCTTATTCAATGCAATTTGTAGGTCCTCCTTTTACTTTTAGTATTAGAAAGGTTGGGTCTAATTGTGGTTGTCTAGGTCAGCACGCAATGATCTATGCAAATGGATTAGTGTTTTGGATGGGTGATTCTGGAGGATTCTTCGCATTTGACGGTACGGTTTTAACAGTTCCTAGTTTAGTCGAAGATTTTGTATTTACAACAAACGGCGATAACTTAGGTATAAACTATGATCAAGATGAAACAGTTTTTGCAGGTCATAATAGTTTATTCCAAGAAATAAATTGGTTTTACACAAAGGCTAACTCAACATTAATAGATAGAATAGTCACTTACAATTATGGCGATAAAGTTTGGACAACAGGATCACTTGCTAGAACAACTTGGGCAGATGCATCTGTTTATGACAAGCCTTACGCTACAGAATATGACGCGGCAGCCACGCCAACATTTCCTATTGTTAATGGAGTAAGTTTAGGGGCTTCTATATTTTACGAACATGAAACTGGTGTTAATGAAGTAAATTCAGCAGGTGCTGAAACAGCAATACCCGCATTTATTAGATCAGGTGATTTTGATTTAGATTTAGATGGAGATGGTGAATATTTCTTAAAGATAAATAGATTTATACCTGATTTTAAAAACCTTGAAGGTAATTGTAAAGTAACTTTGTTTTTAAGAAATTATCCTGCAGACACAACAACATTAAAGGGGCAAACAACAATTGGCCCATTCACTGTTAATTCAGATACGGATAAAGTCGATACGCGCGGGCGCGCGAGACTAGCAAGTATTAAAATAGAAAATGATGGTGTAGATGAAAACTGGAGATATGGAATATTTAGAGTAGACATACAACCAGACGGAAGAAGATAATGGCTAAAATAGATTTTTACATACCTGAACCATCGCCACAATACTCAACTGATAATCAAAGACAAATTATACAAGCATTAGATACTTTAAAATCTCAGTTAAATACTTCTTATAGTGAAGAGGTATTAGAAGATTTTCAAACCTTTGCTTGGTTTTTAATAGGTACAGGTAAGGTTCGTCAAACAAATACATCAAATACTGCGTTGCTAACTGGGTCTAGATTAAATATAACGGTAGCTTCAGTAACAACAGTAATTACATAATGACAATAGTATATAAAGTTCAGGGATATAGTTTAACAACATCAAATCTTACAACAGTTTTAACTATTGACTCATCTTCTAGAGCAATAATCAAAGAGATTACTGTTGTAAACGATACCCCATCTTCAAGTGTGGTGGATTTCTTTTTTAGAGATAGTTCAGAGGCTACAAGTTATAAGTTTTTTCATAGTGATGTTGGTGGAGATATAACTGATAATGCAGTAAATAATACATTGGTATTAGAAGAAAGTGATAGCCTTAAATTTCAAGCAGATACTGCTAATTCTATTTCTGGACAAATATCATATGCTTTGATAAATAGATCTCAACAAAATGGCTAGAAAAGTACAATCAGGACACGGAACTTTTATTAAACGTACCAATAAGAAAAGACCTGGTAGGCATAGTAAAAGACCTAATAAAAGAAAAGATAAAAAAGAATATAAAGGACAAGGAAGAAAATGATGTTTTATATTTGGCATACATTAATAGTATTATTATTTATAGCTTTTTCATTTTATTTAGGTTATAGATATGGTAAGAAAACTAAAGAATACAAAATTACATACACTGAAGAAAAAGTAAAAAGTAAATGTCCAATGGGATTTAATTGATATGGATGAAGAAATAATAATATCGGATCAATATATTAAAGAGTATGTTACTATAGATGGTAAACAAGTACCTGTTATAAAGTGCCCTACAAAAATTACTTATAGAAACAAAGTAACTGGTGAAGTATATGCATCGGCAGCTGAAGCAAATGCTGATGTAGCAAATCCAAGTACACCAACAAAACAAGAAGATATTGCACAAGATGTTGCAGTAACTGTTGCACATTTATCATTATTTGGTAAGACTAAGTAATGGAACCCAGAGGTGGCACAGAACTTCAATTTGAGTTTTTAAGAAAATACGTTGATAAAAAACTATTAGATCAAGTACAAATCTGTACTTCTGTCCCAGGCAAAGTCCCATTAGATCCAAACAAAGTAAATATACTTTGGCAAAAAAATTCATACGATCAACCAAATTTAGCACCCTGGTTTAAAGACAAATCAAATCACAATAAATATGATTGGTATGTATTTAATTCACATTGGAATTATGAAAAGTTTAGAATGGCTTTTGATGTACCAACAGAGAAATGCACTGTCATTAAAAACGGTGTTGTAAACATTAAACCTTCAGATTTAAATTATAAAAAAGGTGATCCTATTAAATTAATATTTCATCCAACTCCTTGGCGAGGATTAAATGTAATTCTAGCTGCAATGCAATTTATTAAAAATCCATTAATAACATTGGATGTGTATTCTTCAACACAAGTTTATGGAGATAATTTTAAACAAGCAAACGATGCTGCTTATCAAGAACTTTATGATCAAGCACGACATTTGTCTAATGTAAATTATATTGGTTATAAACCACATGAATACATATTAGAAAATTTACACAAATATCACATCTTTGCTTATCCTAGTATTTGGGAAGAAACATTTTGTATATCAGCATTAGAAGCTATGTCTGCTGGGCTTTATTTAATAACTACTGATCTTGGTGCTTTATTCGAAACTTGTGCTGAGTTTCCAATTTACATACATTATGAAAAAGATTATTTGAGACTTGCAAAAAAATTTGCTATGGCTATTGAAGTTGCTGCAGAACATTTACATGAAAATTACATTACTGATCATTTAAAATTTCAAATGAAATACACTAACAACTTTTACAATTGGGAGAAACAAGGAAATCAATGGACTCAATTTTTAACAGGAGCATTGAATGCAAGACGCAAGTAAACCTATTTGGATAAAACCAAGACCTGCCGATAAACTTGAAGATGGAGCTGATTTTTCTATATTCATAGCAACACCAGTTCATTCTGACGTTTCTATTCATTATACACAAGCCTTATTAGAATTTCAAAAAGAATGTTATGCAAAAAAAGTTAAAGTAACATTTCAATTATTTAAATCATCTTTAGTTACACAAGGAAGAAATTTATCTGTAGGTGGATTTATGGAGACAGGCCATTCACATTTGTTGTTTATTGATTCAGATATAGATTTTCAAGCAAAGTCTATATTTACTATGGTTGAAAAAGACAAAGATGTTATTTCTATTCCTTATCCTATGAAAACAATTAATTGGGAAAAGATACTCGAAAACTTTCAAAATGGTAAAATTAAAAATGTAATTGATTTATCAACTGGAGGTAACACTTATCCTATGCGATTAGAGGATTCAGAAAATGTACAAATAGATAAGGGAGTCATAGAAGTATCACACTCACCAACAGGCTGCATGTTAATCAAACGATCTGTTATTGAAAAAATGATTGATAAGTATCCTCATTTAAAAATAATCCAACCTACAATTATTAACGGTAAACCAATTGAGAAACCTTATCTTTATAATTTTTTTGATACTATGTTCGATCAAGAAACTCACACTTACATGGGTGAAGATTTTGCTTTTTGCAAACGTTGGAAAGATATTGGCGGTAAGTGTCATGCCTATGTTAACGATATTATAACACATGTTGGAGAACATCAGTATTGTGGAAAATTTATAGATGAATTAATTGTAAAATGAAACTGTTCGTTACATCACCAACAACAGGTTTAGTTGACATTCATTATTTACGTTCAATATTTTTACTTCAGGCAGAGTGTCATAAAAGAAAATGTCACATTCAATTACATTTACACAAAGCATCTTTAGTAACTTTCGGTCGTAATCACTGCACAAGTTCTTTTCTCAGCACTGATTATACACATATGATTTTTATTGACACGGACATTGAATTTAATCCTGAAGATATTTTTAGAATGATAGAAGCGGATAAAGAAGTAATCTTAATACCTTATCCATTAAAATCATATGACTGGAGAAAAGCGGATGAGATGTGGAAAAATTATAAAATGCCTTTAAACAAAGGGGGTTTCACATGGCCAATAAAAGTATTAAATCCTGAAGATATGGAAGTAAATAATGGAATTGTAGAAATAGAAAAAGGACCAGCAGGTTGTATGGTTATTAAAAGATCAGCTTATGAAAGATTAATTAAATATTATCCAAATTTGAAATTAAATCAAAAAAACTTAATAGATGAAAAAGTTAAAAGCAGTGAATTTTCTTATAATTTTTGGGACACTGGATATGATGAATCTGAGGGAAAAGTGGTTGGTGAGGACTTTGCTTTTTGTAATAGGTTTAGGACTGCTGGTGGCAATGTTTTTGCGTTGATTGACGCAGAGATCACGCATCACGGATCAGCACCATTTAAAGCTAGGTTCATTGACGAATTTGCTAAAATTGAATAAAGTGTCCTAAATACGTATTTAAAACAGGAGCAATTCATATATGGATCCAATTACAGCGTCGATTTTGATATCTGGGGGTATCAACGCACTACAAGGTAAAAGAGGTTCAGATTTACTTAAAAGCACCATTAGTGATGCGGCCTTAGCTTATGCAACTCAAGGGGCATCTGCTGGAGCTAGTGAAGGTATTTCTACAATTCCTGGTATAGATGATCTTGGTCAAGTTGGTATTAATCAATACGCTAATACTGGAATAGCACAGCAAATGGCAAACACTGCTTTACAAGGAGAAACATTTGCAGCAAGAGATGCAATGAATGCTGGTGATTTTATGCAATACACTGACAGTGTGCAAAACGTCGTTTCGCCAACATTACCAGAAAGATTTAGTGGAGCATTACAAACAGGAAGTGAAACATTAAATAAAGGTTTAGATTTTTTTAGAAAAACAGATCCCGCAACTGGTAAAATTTTATCAAGTGGGGAGTATGATAAAGGAAAAGTATTATTAGGAGCTGGAGCATTAGGAGCAGGTTTATACGCAGCTGGTGCTTTTAAACCGACACCAGCACCAGAGCCTAAGTATCCTGGATATAATAGATTCTATGCAGCAGACCCTGGAATGTTTCAACCATTTTCAGGAAGATACGGACCAGATACTGGAAAGTATCCAGAAGGATCTCCGTACAGCGGAATGCAAGAAGGTGGTATAGCATCGCCAGATGATATGATGAATCAATCCGCAATGGCTATGACTGCACCTTCAACACCAATAAGTAGTTTATACGCAATGGCTAAAAATAGATTTTTACCACAAGCACAACAAGTTGAACCTTTACAAGTTGATACGCAACCAATGTCATTAGGTATTTCTGAAATTTCTGGAAATTTGCCAGAGGCATTAAAAAGAAAATATATTATGGAATATAAATCAGATCCAGATAATACAGCTGTTAAATTTGCTCAGGAAATGAAAGATACAGATAGATTGTCAATTGCTGATATTAATCAAGCTAGAAAAATATTAGATGATTTATCTAATGATGTAAAAATGCCAGTAAATGATTTAAAAGGAATACTAGGTTTAGTCGGAGAAGGTGATATTAATGTACCAAAAGCTCAAGACGCACCTGCTTATGTGCAAAAATTAATAGATCTTATACAGGCACGATCAGTAAATGAACCGCCAAAAGCATTTATGGGTGGAGATATGGTTGATGTATTACCTTCAAAATTAATCAGAAACGAAAACGATGAAATGAATTATAAAAGAACTTCTGGTAAGCTAGTTGTAGATGAAACTGGCAAAGGAAGTGGAAATAAAGACACTATGCTAGCTCAATTAGCAGATGGTGAATTTGTAACAAAATCTAAATCAGTGCTTGGTGCTGGTAAAATAATGGGCGGTAAATCTAAAGAAGAACAAAGAAAATTAGGAGCTCAATTCTTTTACAAACAAATGGCTGAATTAGAAAAATTTGCATAATGTATTGTGTAAAATTTAAGTCTGAAAACGTTAAAGATGTTTGGATATTAGTTAAAGATAAAATTCAAGCAGCTTGTGAATATAATGGAGGGTTCGCAGACGCCGAAGACTTTAAAAGATGGTTAGAACAAGGAACCATGCAGTTATGGGTGGCTTGGGATAACGAAGAAAAAAAAGTGTTATGTGTTTGTATTACTGAAATAAGACAGTATCCCAAATACAAAGTTTGTAGTTGTAAAATAACTACAGGCTCAAACATGAAAAGATGGGTTAATTTTATGAATTATATACTTGAATTTGCAAAAGACGAAGGTTGTAAAAAAATGGAAATGATTACAAGACCAGGTTGGGAAAAAGTTCTTAAATCAAAAGGTTTTTTTAAAACTCAAGTACAATTAGAAAAAGTATTATGAAAATATATACAAAATTAGTCATAGACATGGCAACAGACGAGATTCTTGAACAAGAATCTTTTGAGTATAATGGCCCAATTGCACAGTGCGGATCATCAGGTGGTGGTGGTGGAGGTAGTCAACCAGCAAACACTACAAATGTTCAAACAATAAGAGAAGCACCAGAAATAGAAGCTAGAAGATTAGGTTTAATGGATCAAGCTGCAATGACTGCAAGTCAACCTATAGGATTACCTGCATTTCAAGTAGCTCAATTATCTCAAGCCGAAAGAGGAGCTGGAGCATTAGCCCAACAAACTGGAGCGGGAATTTCATCTATTCAAGGGGCACAACAAGCAGCGTCGTTAGATCCATCTTCTGCTCAGTTTCAAAGATTTTTAAATCCATATAATCAATTTGTACTTGATGAAATTAATAGACAATCACAACAAGCACAAAATCAATTACAAGCTAAATCAGTTGCAGAAGGAGCTTTTGGTGGTGGTCGACAAGCAATTGCTGCTGGTGAATTTGAGAGAGCACGACTTGGTAAAATTGGTGAGGCACAATTTGCTGGATTTGGACAAGCGTTACAAGGATTTCAAGCTAATCAGGCATTACAAGCACAAACAGGATTACAAGCTGGACAATTACTCGGTCAAGCACAAACTCAAGACATACAAAATTTAATGGCAACAGGTGGAACACAAAGAGCAGTAGAACAAGCCACTCTAGAAGCACAGAGACAAACAGACGTTCAAGCAGCAACAGATCCATATCAAAGATTATCTTTTCTATCAGACATTCAAAGGGGCGTACCTTCTTCTCAACAAACTGTATCACAAGGTTTTGCACCACAAACATCTCCTCTTGGTCAAGCGGTTGGAACAGGTATTGCAGCTTATTCAGTCTTTAACCCTAAATCATAGGAGCACGGACCATGGTTCCTATTCACAGAAGAAAACTAGTAGTTCAAAAAGCACAACAAGGAAAACTATTTGAAATACCTAAATCACCTTTGACAAAAGAAGGATTTACACAATCTCTTAAGGCTGTCGGACCACGGACACTTGCTAGTTTGCGAAGTCCTTTTGGAATAGCAAGTTTAATTGCTGGGGCTGGTGGATTAGATTATCTAACAAGTGAAAGAGGTGAGTTAAAGCAAAAAAGAGATGATTTAATTTATCAATTAGGAAGAGGTGCAAGAGAGAAAAAAGCAGAAGCATTTATTGCATCAGAAACAGGACCTGCAATACCAGGTTCTGATTTAGAGTTACGTCGAAAAGCAGATTTAGAAAGAGAAGCTATGGGTGATGTAGGTCAATACGATAGAAACGTTCAAAACGTACAACCACCAACGGTTACTGGAAGACCTTTTGGTGAAAATCCAGTTCAAGCCGGAGTTGATGCACAAAAAAACACTTTAAAAAATGCTGATGCGGCTGTTCGTAATTTAGAACAACAAGCAGCAAGAGAAGGTCGATTAGGTCAATTAAAAGAAGTTAAAGATTTAGTTAAAGATATAATGGGTGAAGAGGGTTATGATAAAGCAGGTAACTTATTATTACTTCAGCTTGCAGCTAATTTAGTGTCTGGAAGAACCGATAAACCAGGCTTTGGTGGTTTTTTAGATGTATTAGGACAAGCTGGTCAGAAAGTAATTCCAATGGCTATAGCATTAGACAGAGAAAGACAAAAAGATGAATTAGATTTAACTAAGGCTTTAATCACTACAATGGGCAAAAGAGAAAAAATTAAAATTGAAGAACCTAAATATAGAGGAATTATTACGGATGCAGTAACTGGCGAAGATAAAATAGTTTTTTTAAGTCCGACAGAGGAGGGTAGATATATTGCATACGATAATATTAAAGGACAACCAATACAGTATTCAATAGATCCTTCAAAAATAAAATCACTTTTAGCAAAAGAAGAAGATTTAAAATTAAAAGATAAGTTTCTTTCACAATATAAATCACAGGCTTTAGGAGCAAAAGTAACAAAATCTGTTTTAGAAATAGGTGCACAAAATCCAAATCTATTAGGTTTTACCGGAGGTTGGAATCTATTATTAGGAAGAGCAATGGATCAAACGAAACAAATTTATGGGGGCAAAGATTATGTTGAAGCAATACAAAATATGGTAGGCGAATTAAAAAATGATTTACCAACTGCTATAGATTCAACAAAATCTGCTTTAAATTCTGAAGAAGCAGCAGCAGGATTAAAGTATGTGAATGAAAATATTTTTGGAGAAATTCAAAAAAACATTCCTTTATTACAATCAGACAATGAAACTCTTAGAAATCAAGCTTTATTAAAAACTTATGGGTTGATTGCAACATATTCATTAGCACAATCCTTAAAAGACAAAGATCGATTAGCCGTTTCAGACGTTAAAGCAGCTGAGAAACAATTAGGTGATTTAATAACTTATGTTCCCTTTGTTAACAGGTCTCCTAAAGAAATACTTTCATCTTATCAGGTTTTAAATCAACAATTTGAATCTGGATTAAAAAATACAAAACAACAAGCAACACGTTTAGGATTAGATTTAAGCGGAGTTGACGCAGATTACGATCGAAAGTTTGGTATTCAAAACATTACACAAAAAATTATTGAAGATACTACTAAGAGCAATCAAAATAACTTTAGTAAAATATTTTCAAGAGATGCAATAGATGGAGCTTTATTAAAATGACATTAGAAGAAATACAAGAACTTTTAAATACAAATCAAATTGATTTGCGTAAATTAGATGGTGAAAGATTATCTATATTGGATGGTTTACAAAAAAAAGGTGAACTTCAGACAAGACCTATAAAAGATATATTGGGAGATCAAACAAGAGTAGCAAATGAATTAGCTCAACAAAAAACTGCAGAGTATGATCCTATACGTGCGAAAACTGGAGATATTTTAAACAGAGACACGGTACAAGCTGTTTTTGATATCGGAGCTTTTGGAGCTCAGCTTTTAATGGATAGAACAAGACTTGCAAAGATTGTTGCAAATCCAACTAAATATGCTTCACTAATATCTAAATTAAAACCAGAAGCATTTACTAAAACTTCTAATAATCAATTTTCAAATGCTTTAATGAACATTGATAGAATTGGAGGATTGGATCCTAGTAAACCAATAGGAGCTATTCTTAGACCAGTAGTTGCAGGGACCTTAGGATATACTGCTGGAGGACAAGCTTACGATATAGCAGATGAGATAATTAGAGCAAAAGAAGGAATAGAGACAACAGGTTACAAAGGTAAAGACACTAGTGCTAATCCATTTCTTCAAGCAGCAGATGATTTAGCAACTGGTTTAGCTTGGAGTGCTGGAGCAGAATTATTAGCCCCTATTGCTTTTGGTGCAGGAAAATTAACAAGACAGTTTTTAGGACTTGAGGGTGATTATGCAAAAAAAATAAAACAATTAGCAGAAACTAATGGATTAGAGGCATCTGCTTTTGAAGCAGCAGATCCTAATACAATTGGTGGCAGAATTTTAACTGGTTTTAATAAAGTGTTTGGACAAATTCCTTTTGTAGGTCTGGCAGTAGAACAAGCTAAACAAAAAAGAGTTGCTGCTTTTGCACAAAAATTTGAAGATATATTTAATTTTCAACCTAACATGCATTTAGCTCAACTTGCATCTGTATCAGACAATGTAGCGGGACAAATGCAAAAAAATTATCAAAATTTTAGAAACATGGCAGATGTTCGTTACACATTGTTCAGACAGATGTCGAATCAATTCGGAGATCCAATGATCATACCAATGAATCATCAAAGACAATTTTATAATTATATTAAGGCAAGTGACAATTCTCCTGTCGAATTTAAATTAACAATGGACAATGAATTATTGCAGACTCCAATTGGTAGATTTATGAATTCCTATGAAAATTTATTAAAAGCTAATAGATTAATTTCTCCAAATGAATATTTAGACATGAGAAGACTATTAAATAATGCTGTAGCCAGATCTCCGAATAACTTAGAATTAATTAATGTATATAGAGAATTGACAACAAGAATGGAAAAAGACTTTGCAAGTATAAGCTTAGATCCTACATCTGAAGTTTTTTTAAAATACACGCCACCTAATAAAGCCATTGCAGATCAAGTAATAGATGCTACGCAACCAGTAAAAACTACAGTAGGAGCCATTTCTGGTGCTGGTGGTCAAAAATTAAATCAAGAAGCTGTATTGAGGTTAAAAAGCCAATTAGATGAAGCTAATAAATTTTATTCAGAAAACATTATTTCTTTTGAATCACCTTTAGCAGATAAAATAAGAACTAATTTTGGTAAGAATTTATTTACAGATAAACAAATAGCTGGTTTTTTTGAATCAGGAAATAAAAATGCAGATCAACTTGCAAAAACAGTTGCTGACAATATTTTTATGTCTTCTGCAAATAAACAAAGCTTTGATGCTGTGACTGATTTACAAAAATTAGTACAAGCTGATGTTTATAAAATAAATCCAAAAACAGGTGACTACACGTTTGTTGCTAAAGGTACACCCGATGGTAATGCTACTTTAAAAAGATTACACGCTGCTTACTTGTCTGACGCATATCAAAAATCTTTTGTAAAAGCATCAAGTGAAGAAAATTTTATTCAAGATTTGATTGGCAGAGAAAGAACTTATCAAGAAGCAAGATTACCAGCACAAATGATTTCTGATATGAAGTTACCAAAAGGAGAAAGTATTTCTCAATATATTAGAGGCAATGTTCAATTTGATCCAGACACATTTAGAAAATTAGTTTTACCTTCTGGTGAATACGCTAAAAAATTTGAAATGATTTTAGGACCTGAACAAGGTAAGAAAATGGTTAAAGAAGTAGAAGATTTAATAGGTTATATTTCTGCTTTAAATAAAATTGAAGTGCCATCAAGTTCTACCTTCTTAGCAAGAAGATTAATACTTACAGGCGGATCTGTAGGTTTATTGGGAGGTATGTATGGTATGGACGCCCTAGGAGTAATTCCATTATTAGCTTTAGGTTTTTATACGAATAAATTCTTTGTAAGTCCTGAAAGATTAAAAGCAATAAATAGTTCGTTTAAAACTTATTTAGAAGCCGCTGAAACAGGAGATAAAGTACTAGGAGAAGCAGCAATGCGCAGATCAATTGTAAAAATATTAAACGTTTTATCAAATGATTATCCAAATGATCCTAGAAAATTTGGTAGTAAAAATATATCAACAAAAGAATTATTAGAAAAATTAACTAACGATAGATATATTCCGGACGATTTAAAAGGACTGCATATAGATCCAAAACAAAAAGAAAGATTATTCGCTTCCGTTCCTGACAATATGTTAGGTAAAGTTCTACCTCCTCCAGAAATAGATGATTTGTTTAGACCAATTGGTGGAGCACCAAGAAATGATGAGGAAGAACAAATGATGAGAGAAGCAACAAGACAAGCTCCTCCAGGACCACTACAAGCTGCATTACCAAGATTACCAGGTATTGTGCCTTTAGCTCAACAACAACCAGTAAACGCACAAAGATTTGCCGCAGCTTTTCCAACTGATACTTTAGGAATATTAGCAGCTCAAGGGAGAGAAAATGTATAAAAACGGCAAGACAGCTTTAACTAGAATTGAGGAACATGAAAAGCTTTGCAGAATAATGCAAAGAGAAACGTTTAAAAAAATTGATCAATTACACGAAAGAATCGTTAGATTAGAAAGAGTAATCATGGTATCTGCAGGCATAGTCATTGCAGCTATGGGTAGTATAATTGTTACTTTACTTACGGCTGTAATAAAGTAATAAGTAAGTGTGTTAATTAAAAAATACGATTATTTAAAATACGACAGAGACACTCAAGAGAGTGGTAGAACATACGTCGTTAATGGAACAAAGATCCCTTCAGTCACAACTATATTGTCTAAAACAAAAGACAGAACTAATCTTGATAAATGGATAAAAAGAGTTGGAAACGAAGAGGCAGAAAGAATCAAACAAGAAGCATCTAAAGTTGGAACTGAGATGCATAAATATTTAGAAAAATATATTGAAGGCACTAATTACATATCCATGACTCCTGAGGGACAAAAAGCAAAAGACATGGCCAATATGATCATTAAAGAAGGATTAAAAAATGTTAAAGAGGCATGGGGATCTGAAACTAATTTAAGATACGAAGATCTGTATGCAGGAACAACAGATTTAATAGGTATCTATAAAGACAAACCAGCTATCATTGATTTTAAACAAACTAATAAACCAAAAAGAATTGAATGGATTGAAGATTATTTTTTACAATTAGCTGCTTATGCTGAGGCACACGGTAAACATTACGGTGAAATAGAGGGTGGAGTAGTTTTAATGTGTTCAAGAGACTTACAATTTCAATCGTTTGAAATATTTGGAGATCAAATGAAAATGTGGAAAGACAGATGGTGGAAGAAATTTGAAGACTATAAAGCTATAGCCAAGTCCGAACAACCTCTCCCAGAGTCGCAGCCGACAATTTAAATTTATTTTTTAAAGACGTTACAATTTTTTCATCAACACTATCTTCGGTTATTAAATCAATATAAGTTACTTTTTTAGTCTGACCAATTCGATGAGCTCTTTCTTCAGATTGCATTCTGTGTTCGGCATTAAAACTATTTGAATAGTAAATAACTAATGTAGCCGATGTTAATGTTAGACCAAATCCTCCAGTAGATGGATTGGCGACAAAAAACCTACAGTTAGGATCATTCATGAATAAATCAATAGCCTTGCTTCTTTTTTCAGAGTTAACTGCACCGTAAAAATTAACAACGGACGACGGACCATAAATGTCGACAAGTTTGTTAGTTATCTCTTCAATATTGTAAACCCAGTTTGCCCAGATGATAATTTTTTCATCAGTGTCCTCTATAATTTCTAACAATGCATCTAATTTATTATTGTTTAATTTTTGTATTTGACCAGATTCTCCGGAAAAAAAACCTGCTGTAATTTGATGAAGTCTAATAATTTCAGTTAATACATTATTAACAGTCATTCTATCTCCGTCTAAGTTTGCTATGGCTTCATCTCTTATTTCATTATAAACTTTTCTTTGTTCATCGGATAATTGTACAACACGTTTAGTATAGACTTTAGCAGGTAAGTCTAAACAATCTTCTTTCTTAACTCTATAAGAAAATGTTTTTAATTTTTGTTCTAGTTCTTCAAGATTTTTAAATCCTACTGGCACAGCAATTTGTCTATCTCCTGTAATGTGAACAATATCAAATACACAATATCTATTTTTAAAAGCTACAAATGAATTGAATCCTAAGTGTTTAGGATCTAAAAAATCGCATTGAGTATATAAGTCTACAGGACTTTTGGTTACCGGTGAACCTGTTAGAATTCTTCGATACTTAGAAATTTTTCTTAATTTTAAAAGATTTTTAGTTCGTTTAGCTCTATAGTTTTTAACAGTAGATGATTCGTCTACTGCTATTAAAGCATTGTGCTTCATTAAAAATTGTACTGCATATTGATAGCCTTTAATTGTAGATAAGGCTTCAATGTTCATAACAAATAATTTAAGTTTGTCACTTTGTTTTAGAATAAATTCTTTGCAAGTTTTTTCTTTTGTTGGTTTCCATAAATATGTTTCATAAGGAACATTTAAATGTTTAGGTATTTCATCATTAAACCATACCGTGTATACAGATTTAGTTGCTATAATTAGCGCAGCGTTAATATTATTTAATGTATACAAAACGCCAACATTATCTAACAGAACTTTAGTTTTACCTGTACCCATTTCCATAAAGAAAGCATAGCTCTCCTTATCCCAAGAAAGCTCTAAAGCTTTACGTTGGTGTGCAAAGGGTTCAGTTTTAAAAATATATTTCGCTACCACAAAATTTTGTTTGACATGTATTTATATTAGTTTAATAAGACGTCAAGGAGAAAAAATGGTAGCAACAAATACTCTTGATGCACTACAAAGTGTGGATCAAGATAAAATGCAGACAATATCAAAATTGTGCCAAGATTTAAGAAAAACACAAAATGATATTGAAGAAAAAGAAGCTGAAGTAAAGAGGCTTATCGAAAAACAGACCCTTATATCATCTGAGCTAATTCCTAATTTAATGGCTGAGATGGATATATCAATGATTAAACTATCTGATGGGACTATGGTTGAAGCAGTTCCAACATATAAAGCTTATATTACCAAAGCGAATCAACTTAAGGCATTTGATTGGCTGAGGAAAAATGGCTACGGAGATATCATTAAACACGATATTTCTGTTGAGTTTAGTATGGGTCAAGACGATAAGGCAAGAGAAGTGCTAGAACTTCTTAAATCTAAAGGCACAACTCCAATACAAAAGGAACATGTTCATCATATGACCTTATCCACGTTTGTAAAAGAACAAACTGAAAAAGGTATGGACGTTCCTGATGATTTATTCGGAGTGCATATTTCTAGCAAAACTAAACTAACCACTAAGGACTAAAATGCAAACACAAGTAAAAAAAGAAAAAACTGCAGTTATAGAAAAACCTACATTTAGTGTAGCTTCTATAATTGATCAGTACGGTGATGCAGGACTTGAGAACGTCACAGCTAATCAAATGGCTATGCCGTTTATCAAATTAATTAGCGATGCATCTTATGAAAGAAGACCAGGGCACGAAAAACATATCGAAGGTGCGCAAACAGGAATGATTTGTAATTCTGTTACAAAAAAACTGTATGATGGTACAGCAGGTATATTAGTCGTTCCTTGTTATTATAAGTTTGAATATATTGAATGGAAAGAGAGAGGAACCGGAGGTATAAATGCTCCTGTTAAAATCTACTCTGCTGATTCAGATATTGTATCTCAAACAAAAAGAGATGCTCAAAATAGAGATAGACTACCAAATGGTAATTATCTTGAAGGAACAGCTTCTCACTTCGTTTTATTATTAAACGAAGATCAAAGTCCAAACACTACAGGATTAATAACTATGAGTAGAACTCAAGCTAAAAAATCTCGAAAGTGGAACTCTATGATGAGAGCTTTACCAAAAGTTAAAAACACAAAAGGTGATTTGGTATCTCAACCATCATTTAGTCAAGTCTATAAACTTACAACTGTTCAAGAATCAAACGGTAAAGGTCAATGGACGGGATGGGCTATTAATCATGTTGGACAGGTATCAAATCAAAGTGCATTTAAATCTGCTGTTGATTTGTATGAAGCTTGTCGCAAAGGTGTGTCCGTAAGTTACGAAGACGATATGCCAGTAGCAACTGAAAATCAACCAAGTACAAAATCTGAATCAACTCCTTTCTAATGGTGGAAAAATTTATCGAAATCTTTCAAGGCTTAGATATTGCCTACGGGGAATATTATCTTGAAGGCGATAAAGATCAAAAGACAGGTAAAGAGAAGGGGCGCGCTGTAACTAAGCGTGCTCCTCTCACTCAAGAACTATTTCAAAGACATTTAAACGGTGAAATTAATTTAGGTGTTATACCTATTCGACAAGATAATACGTGCATTTGGGGATGCATAGACGTAGACAAATACGATTTAAACGTAAAGAATTTAATAGAAAACATTAGAAAAAAAAAATATCCACTTGTTCCTTACAGATCAAAAT